GTGTAATTTAATTTGATTATAGACGATTGTTTAAGTAGTGTCAATGTCAGTCATAAAAGAATTTTTTATTACTGGTTCTATGACTGATATTTTGATTAATAATTTCTTTCCAGTCTATAACTGGACTAATAAATTTTTCCTCGCAATGAGTGCTCCACCCTGGAATCGACGAGAATATAAATTTTCCTTTTTTTGAAAGTTCATTAAATTTTTCGTAGTCTCTTGAAAAGTGAAACCCATCTTTTTCTTTAATAGCATGGGTGGATGAATACTTCTTATGTATATTCAAATCTTCTAAGAGAGTTTTATATTTACATGCAAAGGTGTTAGTTGTTGCAGGCACACATCTCCAGTGAGAATTTTGTGTAGCAAATATTTCACTTAGATATCCTTTTCCATGAAAAAAACTAAAATCATATAATGTAAGATATGATGCATTTATATCAAATCCCTCTTTGAGAACATTACACCAACCAGGGCGATGCAAGTAATCATCCTCTAGAAAATAAATTATTTGTTCTTCATTAAAATTTTTAGATTGGATGACATCAAGAGTTTTCATAAAACTCTCACACTCACTCCCACAGTTTATGACTTCAACGTTTTTTTCTCTTGCTAAAAATGTTTTGTCAATACCACCATAAAACTCATCATAAACAATAGTGTAGTTTACAATATTTTTGTCAAGGGTGTTTTTAAAATTTTCAAAAATTTTAAATTTATTAAACCACTTAGGTCGTATCCTGTCTGGATATTCTTGTAACTTTGAATAATAACAATGACGTAAGAATACTTCAATTTGATGTGTCATTTTATCGTCCCTGTTAGTTGAAGAGCATATCTTTTTACAAGACTCATGTTGTAAAAACTATGTTTAGTATTATTTTTCCACACCCAATATTGTCCAGATTTCCAACCAGAATATGATTTGTCTTCAATAAGAATTATTTGCCCAGGTTGCCAATCCTCTAACATTATCACAGCTCTTACTATGTCCTCTGATGTAATATCAAATATTTTCTTGTATTTTAAGAAAGAATCATTGTGATAAGGTAAATATGTGCCAGGATTGAATAAGTTTATTGCTGATGTTACATTTGTCCAACTAGAAAACTGTGGTATAATTTTTTCCTTAATACATGATGGCATCGGATTTGGTTCATGATACTTATGAACCATCATATGTTTCTTAGTGTGTCCACATGAAACATACTCGTTTATTTGGTCATCATTGTAGAATGGAGCTTCACAATACGGAAGATTGTAAAAGTCTTCCATATTCCAACATGGTTTAATATATCCTTTCATTATTCTCTCTCTATATCAAGAGTGACGCAATGAAAACATCCACTTAAGGTTCTTGAATGTCTCATTGGAAGCATGGCACAGTCTATCCCATGCTTTTCTAACTCTTTCCTTGTTGGTTCTTGATTTTTTTCAAGCGCAACTAAATTTTCATTTACACTAAAAAGATTCATGTTTACCCATTCCGATGCATGGTTATATCCAGGATAATACCCTATATCAACTGGAGGTGGGCACCACACAACATCCCATTTTCTGAAGGGTTCTGGTAGCACATCAACTGATTTAATTCTTTCTGGGTTTAGTAACATTAGTCCCTCACGAAGAAATGCTATTGTTGTGTCAATATGCATGTAACTATAAACACCCTGCAACAAATGCACCTTTGCCCTATCTCCAATAAGTTCTTGAAGTAATTTTGCACCACTTATATTTCCACTATTAGAAACGAGATAAAGAATATCATCATGGGATCTAATGATATTTGCTGCGTCAAATGATGGACACTCTTCCGTTAAAGCTAAAATATCTTTATTACCAATACATTCCGAATTGTAAAGGTCGTCAGAATATTCACAGTGAATTACTTCAAAATCAAAAATATCAGTGAAAGGTTTCCAGGCATCACTTCTACATCGCAAAGGCATTGGTGTAGCAAATGAAATATCCTTGTGAGTAAAAATAACGTCTCTTGGACAAAAGTTATAGTAATCAGTTTTTTCTTTTTTAGGTCTCAATACTTCAACTTTTTCGTCAAGCAAAAAACTAATAAAGACCTCCAAATCTTCATTAGTTTCTTCAATAACTTTTTGTGGATATGGTCCACTTACAATATCACTAACTTCAGATTTATCAGCATAGTTAATAGTGCGGACACTCTTATCTATTTGTGGAACAGTAGCGTAATCCGCTATGCCAACTATTACTTTTTTTAATTTAGTGTATTCTGTATTTGATTCCATTTTTAACCTTTCTTATCATAGCATTGTCATTTGGTTTACCATAAGTAAAAAAATCATCTAACGAAAAATTATGATGTTCATTTTCCCACCAATAATAATATAGTTTTCTACATTCTGGAAACCACCATCTTGCTTTGCCATCTCTTGAATCATCACTATCAAAATCCGGATTAGTAGTAATTAAAGGTATAGAATATGTTCTACCACCCTCTAAAAACAAAGAATCTACAGATCCATACATGTAGGGGTCATGTCTAACGTCATTATGTTTTAAATTTAGTTTGAAACTTCCATCAAAGTAATGCATCCTGACAAGTTTTTCAGCATATTCTCTTGATATTAAACAAGGTCCAAAACCATGATTGAAATGAGGGGGGTGCAGAAAAAATGGAATTATATGTTCATTTTCAAAACCAAGTTGAATGCAGTCCCAGTTACCTGGCACGTTATTCATTAAAAAATTCCAATCAAAATTCCAATGCTCTATCAGTGACAAATCATAGTCATCCTCCATTATTACTAATGATTGTTCATATGTTGTATCCAACCAATACTTAAGCATCTCAATATGAGTAATAGAGTTCGCTACAGCTGAAGAACTTAAATTAATAATATCATCTAAAACAAGATGTTGCCATTTATCCTCTTCAGAAGAAAGATATTTTGACGATGATATTCTCCTGAAGTTCAAACCCCAACGCTCGAATTGAGACTCCATATATTCTCTTCGATCTGTTCTACGATCTAAGTTAGTATAATATATGTTTGGAATTCCGTTTAATTTATTTTTTAAATTCATTGAACACTGGAAGATTTAAAAGATCTGGATAGTTTTTCCAAGTCCAGAATTGAGATGATATGTTTTTCACAATTTCAAATTTACGAAGACCGTCCATTGCAGTTTCTGGCGTCATATAATAATGAAAACCAAGGGTGGTAATTTTTTGATCTGCCCAGGGTTTAGTCATATCTCTACCATCATACGCCATCTTCTGGAGTTCATGATAGTCTTTTTCATCATCTGTGAGAATCATACCACCCCTCCCCAGACTTAGATGTTTCTTAAATTGAAAACTTAAACACATCTTCGTATTTGGTATATAACCATCTTGCTCCCAATAAACCGCAGCATCGATGATATTTGTGCCCTTGATTTGATACCAATCACTCCAACTATAATCTTCAAAAAGAAAAGGGATTTCCAATTTCATAAAAGTCATTGGAACAGAAAGATATGTGTGTTTAGGTATCTGCGGAACTACCAATGGATGTTGCAACCTAAGACAAAGTTCAATTGCATGAGTGCAAGAATCTGTCGCGACTGCATATGGAGCACCATAAAAATCTGCAATTTTTCTCTCAAACTCCCTCACATGTTCAAACATACATTTTTTTAGTGTCTTTTGAACCTACGTTCGGCATTTCCGAAGCACCTTGTGATTGGTCAGAAGTATAGTACTGTACCCAACCTGTCGCAATATACTTATCACCAGATAAAGGTGGATTGCCTCTATGCGTATGAGTGAATCCTGCAGGCCAAATAAGAAGAGTTCCTGCTTTGGGGGCAACTCTAATAGATTGATATAAAAATTCTGTCTCTCCACCTTCCTCTACATCATTCAAATATATCATCCATGCCAACAATCTATCTTGATGAAAAATTCCATCGTTTTCATGGTGCCATTGATGATATCCTTGTGTTGGACGTGTTTTTTGAAGTTTTAGATGTATAGAACCATGTTGTCTGGCATTCTGAAGCGACGGATACTCAATGTTGTACAATGCGTAAAAAATATTTTTAAATCTTTCGTTGAATGGATGTATGAACTCATCTGTCCAGTCCAGTTCAGTATAAGGAGGATCAATGGTTAGACTGGTGTCATCAGTTATTGTCTGAAATCTACGGGGATAAGTGTAACCAGCGTCGTGACACTTTTCAAAATGCTTTATGACATCTTCACATTCTTTTTTCGTAAAAGCATTTTCATAAAAACCTATAAAATCTTTGAAATAATAATTAACCTTTGATGGATGAAACATCATTTTTCCTCGTAGTTAACGTTTATTACACAGCGGGGTTTGTCTGTTGATGACACTGAATGATGTTCTATAGAACCATCAAACAATAACATTCGATTTTGTATACAGTCTACTTTAGCGGTATCTTTTAAAATTGTAAACCCATTACAATCAGTCACGTAAAAAAGTGCTACAGTATGCGGAACATTTCTATCTGTGTGAAATTCATGATAGATGTGTTCTTTAGTTGGCACTAAAAGATTAGCACGAACATCAAAAAGTTTTTTAATATTTAACTTTTTGATAATTGGTTTGACTATTGGATAGTGTTTATCATATCTTAGTCCATCATTTGAGGAGTACAGCGGACGATTGTACATCCAATCATGCTCTTCATATCCAGTTGGTCCCAAATCAGGATTTCTTACAATACCTTTTACATAATTCCAAACAAATTTATCTGTAACATTTGGATTTTTGGGAAAAAATGTATTAATAATACTATCAAAATTTTCTTGAGAAAGAAAATTATCTATAACTTCAAACCTCATATATTATTTCTTCATACACAAAAGGTTATACGATATCGAAATTCTTTCACCATCATGCATATTTGGATCAACACTATGAGGAAGGTATGATGGAAACAAAACCATCATACCTTCCTTAGGAACGATGCTAGTACCCTGACTAACGTACTGCGATGGGTTGTCATCTAGTAGATAATTGACATTCCACATCGAAGTCATCAAAGGATTATTAAAACGCAATCTACCACTACCCTCTGGAACTTTTAGGTAAAAAACACCACTCCAACTATCGCTATGAATATGTGTCATATTACAATTATTGGGATTATCATTAAAATTTGCCCATGCTCCCGTTAACGCAATATCACATTCCTCTAATCCAACATCATGAGATGCTTTTAAACCCATCGCACATGCATGTTGAAATAATGGTGCTAACTCCTTTACTTTTTGCAAAGTATCAGGAGTTTGATATCCATTTATATTACTTTTTTCTACACTTATATTTTTTTCTTTATATTCTCTGGTTGATGATAAAAATATATCTTTATATTTCTCAAAATCAGGAAATTTAGCTTGCCAAATAGGCACAGAAAACAAGTCTTTCATTACAAAAGGATATTATTATGAGGAAATACGCCTGAACGCTCTTGACTGTTTAGAGTTTGATCTATTAGAGTTACCAACTGCTTGGCTGTTACCATTAGCGTAGTTATAAACTGTTGTGTGTTGAGAACCGTCCAGATAATTACTCCAAGAAAAACTATCATTTGGATCCCAATACTCCCTACAAGCACTAGCACATGATGCTTGACTGTTGTCGGGAATAAACCAGTCTCCACATGCGTCATTCGCTTCAGCAAGAGTTACAGCTTGATTTCGACTATACCAGTCTACACCAGTGGCTGTTGTTGATTGTGGAGAGGCAAAATATTTGTATCCACCAGACTCATCGTAAAAGAAACCAGCGAATATAGTTGTCGTAGCTGTGGTACAACATTCGTTATTTCCACAATTAGACTCATTTAATCTAAAGACTCCAGCACAAGCGTCTCCACCACCACCACAAGCTTTTTGTCCTAATTGAAGTGTTGCACAAGGTTTTGGACGTTGATATGGAAACTTAGTAGGTCCAATTTGACCAGCGTTACCAGGACTTCCACAAATAGTAGTTGCAGTTCCTACTAACCTTGTGTTTACGTTACAAACTCTTAAAATTGACATATCATTCCGGTTTTGTGGGCCAAGTGAATGCTTTGACCGTACCCACAGTTGCGGGCAAGTCTCTCAGTGCTTGTCTGTAAGTAGCCCATTCTGCTTTTTTATCACTTGACAGTGGACTATCAGAACTTTGTGTCCAATCACTTTTAGCGAGTAGAGTATTTCTCTGTTCTCTCATCATTCCAAAAAAGTCAGCAGTTTCTAAAGTAATCGCTGACAGAGTTCTTGTTTCCGAGTCCCAAGATACTCCCTGATAACTTGGATCATAAGAAGGGAGTGTGTAAGGACCGGTGAATCCAGCACTCGCAATTTCATCCGTAGTAAAAGTGGATGGATCAGTTCTCGTGCTTTTATCAGCTAAACGAATTCTGATTGGAAGATCACCTGGGAAACTTCCCTTATAAGAATAGAGGTTTGACATTTCCGTTCTCCAGAGGTACTTTTAATTATCAGGATTCAATATCTTCATAAGAGACAAAGACGTTCAAATCTCCGCCAGCTGAAGCAGTTGCTGTAAGACTCTTATCTTCTTCTAAGTAAATAGAACTTGCTTTGTCAAGCACAACAAGTGTAGAGTCTGCCACTACTTGAATCGTGCTTGCTAATTGAATACCTGTTCCACCAGCATCATCTTCTGGATGATATGTAATGGTGATGTCAGCATTATTTGTGCCATCATCATTAGCAACGATAATGGTGTTAACCTTATATACGTGTCCACTAGAAGCAGCATTATTTAAAATAGTGGTTGCATTGGTATCTGCTAAAGAATAGGCACCAGTTTTGCCTGTTATAGTAGTTACCCCTACAATATTGGGTGCAGCCATAATTTTTTACCTTTTAGTTTTATTTAGAAGTGTTTAAAATTTAAGATCTGAACGGAAGTGGATCTAATATAAGTTTAATCGCATATCCTTTTGGGGCGCTAGTAAACGCTCTTAATTGAGTGCCGTCTCCTGCAAAACTAGTAGCAGTTAACACACCAACAACTGTCATATCTCCAGAAGAGGAGATAAGTTTACCAGATGGAACAGTTCCTCCATGTAAAAGGGTTACAGCTCCATTATCATCTCTATTGGTAATTGAATCTACGTTTATCCTTGTCATTTTAACCTGCTATCAACGAAAACGCAAATGTTTTTGCAACAGTGGCAAATGTGATACCGGTGATACCAGTTCCGTCACCAACAAATGAATTAGCAGTCAGTGTGCCACTAACATTCATTCCGTTAGCTGTAATAGTTTTTGATGATGGAATAGTAACTCCTTGGCTGAATGATACAGCGGTGGTGCTATTTCCTTGAATTGAATCTACTTGAATTTTACTTGCCATTTTTATTAAAAGATGTAGGTGATCGCGAAAATTTTAGCATTTGATGCTCCACCAGTGACAGTGATAGCAGAACCATCACCAACAAATGCAGTGGATGTACAAACACCTGACATTGACAGATTCGACGTTAAAGTACCGCCATCACCCAC